GCTGGGGATAGTGGTGCTGCCACGGCTGGGGATTATGGTGCTGCCACGGCAAGAGGAAAGGCTTCAACCGGATCAAATGGTTTGTCAGTGGCAAGAGGTAACAATGTTCAGGTAAAAGGCGGAATAGGTGCAATTTTGGTCATAGCCGAAGAAAAGGAGGATACACATGATATTGTCGATTGGAAGGCTGTATTGGTCGATGGAGAGATTGTAAAGGCCGATACATGGTATAGACTAGAAAACGGTGAGTTAGTGGAAGTTGATTAACAGTTGACTGATAGAGCAATTAGAATTTAATTGATAATAATTATCATTTACCTGACATCAGGGAAATGGTTAAAAACGGAACAGAAAATGAATATATCTAAGTTACTGAAAGCTGCGGATGATGCCTACATAAATTATAGGTATAGATGTGAAGATATCGCAAAGGAAGCACAAAAGTACATTGGTTGGGATGATAAAGTCAGTTGTGAGCATCTGCCAGCAGATGGTTTATGCATCTTGGCAACCGTTCCCGACGATTGTAATACGAGTGGAATGCCCGAATGTGTTTGCCCAGCAGATTCATTCTTTTCTTCTGTGAAAGAAAAAGGAAAGATTACTCCATACGAATTTAAAGAGATTAGTATTTAACCAATAACCAGAGAAGAAATGAGTGAATTATATATACCGCCTGAGCGATTTGAGAGAGACTTTATCACCGGACGATTTTTAAAAGGTTGTGTTTCTCGCAACAAGGGTCGTAAAATGGTTTATCATTCAAAACGTTCCAAGTCCAGAAGTATAAAAAATCTGTCTAAAGGACGTGGGGCTTGGCATAAGACTGGTGCAGGCATGAATAAAAAGAGCGTTGTTTTGATAAAGGATGAGAAATTATGTGGAGTATTCCCTTCGATACAAATGGCTGGTAAGATGATTGGCGTGGCTCCTTCTTTGATCAGTGCTATATGTCGGAAAGTGAGAGGCAAACATACGGCTAATGGATACAGATGTTTTTTCGAAGATAGCAATGATTGGTGTAATTTAATTAAACAAGATTATGAATAATGACAGGCAGAAGATATTAACTGATTATATTTCCTACTTATACACAACAGGCAGGACTTATGATACTGTCGGGAAATATATCAAATATGTAACGGATTTTCTTGAACGTACTGAAGATGTCAATCGTCGTGGCTATCTGGTTTATAAGCGTGAAAATGCAGATGTCATGGTGCGTCATTCCATAATGTGTTCAGCTATATGCGATCTATTGTCTTTCCTTAACATCGGATATGGAAGGAGGGATAAGACGGTAAAGCCACTGGAAAAACTTGACGTCATATCCGAGAAGAGCAAAAAGCTATTGAATGACTTTATAGTATGGTTGACGGATAATAATGACTACTCCCCTCATACAGTTAATTTATATTATACTTCAATGAAAAAGTATTTCGAGTATACCAATGAGGTAAACATGGATAATTGCAGGAGGTTTATAAAAAGTCTTGAAGAAGAAAAATTATCTCCCGCTACCATCCGTTTGCGGATTACAGCAATAGAAAGATTTTCCAAATGGCTGAAGAAGCCTATAGAGCTTAAGCGGCCTAAGATGAAGCGCAAGCTCGATGTGAACAATGTCCCGACAGAAGAGGAATACAACCGCTTGTTGGATTTCCTGAAAACGAAATCCAACAAGGACTATTACTTCTTTATTAAGGTTTTGGGTACAACGGGTGCCCGTCTGTCGGAATTCCAACAGTTTACGTGGGAAGACATCATATCCGGGGAAGTAGTATTAAAAGGAAAGGGTAACAAGTACAGACGTTTTTTCTTCCAAAAAACAATTCAGCAGGAAGCGAAGGTTTACGCTAAAGAATATGGTAAAACCGGGATTTTTGCGGTAGGGAGATTCGGCCCGATCACACAGCGTGGCTTTTCCCAGCACTTGAAAGCATGGGGAAAACATTGCGGCATTGATCCAAGGAAAATGCACGCGCACGCCTTCCGGCATTTCTTTGCTAAAATGTTCCTGAAAAAAAACAAAGATGTTATTCAACTGGCTGACCTTTTAGGTCATGGGAGTGTAGACACAACAAGAATTTATTTACAGAAAAGTTATGACGAACAAAAAAAAGATTTTAATCGAAACGTTACATGGTAGTGTAGCGCAGCTCAATGAACTGTCATCCATGACCGAAGGGATAGACATCTATGACGAGACCGGGTGTGTTGACACTGATTTTTTGATAGAAGCGATATCTTGCGTCAGTGCCTTCATGGACGCAAGCAACATAGTTGTTCAAAAAATATCTTCACTGTTAGCGCCTGACGCTCCGGTTGGGGAAAAGAAGAAACAGGCTGACGAAGGCAAAAAATGGAATGTGGAAGAAATACTGAAACATTGTTCTCTTGAGAACAATATCCTCAAACTTCCTCAAGTTCAATTCAACAAAAAATCCTATGCTGAAGCAAAGAAGTGGATAGAAGAAGCCGGAGGCTCATGGCAAGGTGGGAAGATACAGGGTTTCACATTCCCGTTTAATCCGGAACGTGTGTTTTCCATACTGAAAGAGGGTAAACGGTGCAACCTACAGCAGGATTACCAGTTTTTTGAAACTCCGGCCGATGTTGCTGACTGGCTGGTTATGCTTGCCGGAGGGATACATGAGGATGATACGGTACTGGAGCCGAGTGCCGGGCGTGGCGCGCTTATAAAAGCAATCCACCGGGCTTGTCCTTCTGTAATGGTTGAATGTTATGAACTGATGCCGGAAAACAGAGAATATCTTCACACTCTTAACAACGTAATATTGCTTGATGAAGACTTTACCAAAGACAGTGTAGGTAGTTATACTAAGATAATTGCAAATCCTCCATTCGCAAACAATCAGGATATAGAGCATGTCAAACTTATGTATGATCGCTTGGAAGAAGGCGGCACGCTTGCAGCAATAACCAGCCAACACTGGAGATTAGCTTCGGAAAAGAGATGTATTGATTTCCGCAACTGGCTGAAAGAAGTACATGGAGAAGTGTTTGAAATCAGCGCAGGCGAGTTTAAAGAGAGTGGCACATCTATTAGTACAATGGCGGTAGTTATAAAAAAATAATTCAAAACAGATTAGAAGGAGGTAATTATGGGATCATTTATAGCCCAACAGCCAAACGGCTTATATTGTAGGTTTAGTACAATTGTTGATACAGTCACGCACTACAATATGACAAAAGATGATTACATAGAAGTATGCAAAGACCGATTAGGAAAGAAACGTGGAGAAGAAGAGGCTAATGATATTTTAAAAAACGATCTGCACCCTTTTAACGATGTTCTTGAGCGATTCATCCCTAATAATGATTCGATTGAAGAGTTTAATATCCGCTTGAAAGAGATGGGATATATGGATGAGCTTAAGTTTAATGGATAATCCTCAAAACAAATCAAATATGAATAATATATTTACCATTTGCTATTCAGAAGAAGAAGCTAACGAAATTGGACATTTCATAATGAGAAAAGGCTATGAAGGTGTTCAAAATGATAGTTACAGATATTGTCGTGATGTGATTAGGTGGGCTTTCAAACAAGCTAATAGACATCATTCATGTTTCATATATGTTGGCGTTATAGGTTGTCAAATGATTGTATCCAATAACAAAAGGAAACTTCGCAGAAATAGACTAAAATACGTTGAGAAGAAACGAATGTTTTACAATTTATTAAGCAGATATTCAAAATGAATGAAGTAAATTTTAATAGTTTATTATTCGGACAGCAAGGATGGATTTGCCCCAAGTGTGGGAGGGTATATTCCCCTTTTACCCAAATGTGTTTATATTGTGGACCTAATAGTACAAATACTATTTCTAATCTTGGCAACCACAATACACATATAAGTGAAGAAGAATTAAAAGAAAATCGTGAAATTAAACAAAATGAAAAAGATAATTTGTAAGATATATATTTATAAGGTGATGCCACCTTATAAAAATTGGTACAGTATCATGACCGATGATGGACTTATTCGTAGTAATATTATAATAGTTGGGAAAAGGCAATTATTAAAAGTTGCTTTTGCGCTAATTGTTATGGCTATTTTTAATAAAAGAATGACCATAAACAAATTCAAAACAAAGGAGGAAAAGAAATGAAACAGGCATTATCAATCGAGCAGATAAAGCATTTGAAGGAGCTTGGGCTGAATACAAGCGATGGGAGCATGGCTTTCGAGTGGAATGAATCAGATTCAGACAACATGGTTGTAACCTCTATGGATGCTGATACGAATTACGACTATTATCATGGAACTTACACCTTGCAGGATATTATCAATAAATTACCTTGTTTTATTGGCAATCAAGTGCTTACCATCCAGAAACTTGTAGATAGCTATACATGCTTGTATATGGAACCTTATACTAGGTCTATGATAAATATTACAGAAAGTAAAGAGCCTATTGATGCAGCCTATGATATGCTGTGTTGGTGCATTGAAAACGGATATGTTAAAATCGGAAAGGAGGAAAAGTAAATGGATATAGTACCTATTGTAACAAAAGATGATCTTTCTAAAGAACAGATAGAGTATCTACAAAAACAACAAACAGAATATAAATTGATTAAAAAAGTTAAGAGGAATCCAGGGCATATATTATTCTCTTTTAACGTTAAGACAGGGGAGATAAAGAGAGCTTCTATTATACATAATGTTTCTATTGGTATGAATGGGCTTCCTATAACTAGGGCTGAAACGGTCATAGAACCTAATTGCTACTATGAACAAGCCTTAAATGAAAAGAATTTTAGAAAGAAATTGAAGAAATCAGGATTATTAAAAAACGAATAATTATGGGATTTACAACACCGTGCTTTATACGTAAAGACACACAGGAACTTCGGAAAAAACTGGAGGAATTAGGGTATAAACCATCAATAGTGATATTTGACAATAAGAAGTTATGTTTAGCAACAGCAGCAAATAAGGAGTATGCCAAGTACACCAATATTACGAATGAGATGTTTGATTCAAAAGATCCGCATATAACTTGGAATTGTGCTGGTAGGATTGATTGTGGAACCAATGAAGAGCTTTTCCTTGCTTTAGCAGCATTGAGGGATGATACAGATAAGTTTCAGTGGTTTATTTCACCCGAAGGAATTTGGGCTTATAATAAAAACAATGACAGTATATCAGTATCTCCTAAATGGCGCAAGGCCACCGTATACGAACTGATTGAACATTTTAAAACAAAGGAGGAATGATGAAAGCAAAGTATTTTAAAAAGATAAGAAGCCAAGTTAAGTGGTATAAGGTATCATACAGAGATGATTTGTTTTCTGATTTTATAGATGAAAAAGAGGTATTGGCTAAATCTCCTGAAAATGCTTGTATCAGATACCATAAACGTACTGGATGTTTTGTTAACAAATATAATCCCAATAATATTACACAACATAGTGAAGTTTTTTCAAGGTTCAAAGTATGTATAGGTAAGAAAGTAATGTATTTCGATTAAATATGAAAGCAAGAATAAAAAGAAAAATTCAAAAAAGACCATTCCTATATAATGTAGGACAAGTTTTTAAGGCTTGTGATTGGATTACTAGTATTCAACGTGGAAATATGGTTTGGCGTAGGTATCGTTCATTTGGTACTATTATTAAATCAGAATATTAAATATGAAAGCAAGAGTAAAATCAACAGGGGTTTTGGTAGATGTAATTCCGAAAACAAATACCAATGCGTTACATAGTGGAGATAACATATATGTATGTGATAATATGGTATTCAGAGAGTGTGAACTTGACTTTTTAAATCTTGGAAATTCAGCTATTGACTGGGAACAGCGTAGATACGAATTGGCAAAAGACATTATTAAAGTTGTTATAGCAAACGATAATGGTATTAATTCTGAGGCAGTAGCTAAATATTCGCTTAATTGCGCTGATGCCCTAATTAAAAGACTAAAGGAGGAGAATCATGGATAGTGTACAGACACAAACCTTTTCCATTAGAGGGGATGGAGGTGGCGAGGTATATATTGACTTTTGCGACGGTCAATTATGTGTTTCAGTTGTCATAGAAGGGAAACAGGCAGATTTTCACTTTGATCCTGTTACGTTAAAGATGTTTGCCCATGCTTATAAATTACATTGTGAAGAATGTAATAAGTAACAAAAGAAAGGAGAATAACCATGACTGAAGAACTTGTAACATTAGAAACTGCTAAACTGCTTAAAGAGAAAGGGTTCAATGAAAGAAAATATCTCATAGATGTTTCCACTTTGAATCATTGTTATAAATACCTATCTGTTCCTCCGCAATCCGTCGCCCAAAAGTGGTTACGTGAAACCAAAAATATTCATATATGTGTATATAACTGTGCTTGTGGCTATGGATACGAAATATCTAAAGCTGATAATGGAACTCATATAACTAGTTCTGTTTATGAAGGACCTAATGATGGTGGTAAATGGGATGTCTACGAAGACGCACTGGAAGCCGGATTACAGGAAGCATTAAAACTTATATGATTATGGGAATAGCAGAATTAATATTTAAATTCATCCTTGCCTCATTAAATGTTTATTTACTTTAATTTTGGTAAGCAAGTGGCATATACGCATGGAGAATAAGCTGGATGAGATAGAAAGATATGTCCGTCATGTGTCAGACCGTAACGATATTGTTTACATTAACCAACTCTCGGAACTACAAAGACTGTTGATAAAAGAAGAACGGTATGAGGAAGCTGACAAGATTGGAAAAATAATTAAGGATGAAGAAATTAAATTAGGACTAAGGGAATGAAGAATATTAACTTGAACGAACTACGCGACCGTGCTTATAAGACCGCTTGCGAGCACGGTTTCCATGATAAGGAGCTGAGTAATGAACATCTTCTTTGTCTTGTCATTTCCGAGCTTATGGAAGCTGTGGAAGCGGATAGAAAAGGGAAACATGCCGACAGGGAATCTTTCAAATCTTCTTATGAGGATGAAGAACCGCACGATGATGTCAATTTCAAGTATTGTTTTGAAAAATATATCAAAGATACGATTTCAGACGAACTAAGCGATGCAGTTATACGCCTGCTTGACCTTGCAGGACTTCGAGGGATAAGCCTTGAACTTGCCAACGGAGATATTGATGACTGTATTGAAGATCTGGCAGAAGCCTGTAAAGACGAAACTTTTACCGAATCAATCTATTCCATCTCTACACTTCCTGTTAGATATGACGGAATATTTGATTTTTCTATTACTGTGAATGATATGATACTGTCAATTTTTGGACTTGCCAAACATCTTGACATAGATTTGCTTTGGCATATCGAGCAAAAACAAAAATATAACGAATTAAGACCTATGTTGAACGGAAAAAGATATTGATTATGAAACGTGAAATAAAATTCAGAGGAAAAGAATTTGAAACAAGACAGTGGATAGAAGGATCTTTGACAACATATCCAAGATACTACCCAACTATTACACTCGTTGAAGATGCTGAACCTATTCCAAAAAAGACAACTTGTGTAGTTCTTCCTGAAACAGTAGGACAGTTCACCGGATTATGTGACAAGAACGGCAAAGAGATTTACGAGGGGGATATAGTCAAAACAAAAGAATATGGGATTGATATTCCTAATGGAGTTTTTTGTTCCAATGTTGCTGGTTACGACAATTTTTCAGTAGATTATATTGATGGTGGGTTTCGTTTGTTAAATAATCAACGTGGATTTTTATTGTGCAAAGGTAATCATCTTGAAGTGATAGGTAACATATATGATAATCCGGAATTATTGAAAGAAAATAAGCGATGAAAACAATTTTATTTATATCTATATGTATTATCGCCCTATTATGGGTTGGCGATCTCACAATTACATTTAAGCCGTTTTCCATCTCGTTGCCTGGTTGGCATAAGGCTTTAGGTATCCTTCTATTTTTTCTGTCAATGACGGTATATAATATAGGGGAATATACTAGAGGCTATAAACAAGGTTTCGATGATGGGATAAAGGAATGTATTGAAATACTTAAAAAGAAATGAATTTAGGGTACTTTTAGGGTACATGAATTAAATGGTATGTTTTTTGTTTTATTCATATTTTCCGTAACTTTGAATTGTAATGATCCCGTGTAAAGGAGCGCGGTACGTTCTTCGGACGAAAAGACTTTTATGAAAAAGAAACTTGTAATAAATAGAGAAAAATTTTGCCACTATTATATAGAAACGGGTAACGCATCAGAGGCGTATCGGAAAGCTTATCCATGCAGTGTGAATTGGAAGGACGGAACTGTGCGCAAACGTGCGTTTGACCTTCTCAAAGATTCAGATGTGGCCTCCCGGTTGAATGAGCTTCAGGTTGAGGCTTGCGAGAGGTTTGATATGAAGAAGGATGATGTGCTTCGCTTTCTTGCAAGCGTGGTGAATGTTGATCCGATAGATCTGCTGTCCTCTGGTAAAGATACATATATGGTAAAGTCTGTTGAGGATATTCCGAAATCCGTCCGTCTATGCATACAGTCAATTAAGAACACTCAATATGGAGTGGAGATACGGCTATACAGCAAAATAGCCGCCATTACACAGATAAGCAAGATGCTTGGATGGGATGCTCCAGTAAAAAGTGATGTCAGTACCAATGTGCGCATGATAATTGGGGACGAGTGATGATAGAGATGGTATTCTCACATAAGTTGTTCAATCCTCTGTTTTGGCATATCCGTAAGGCTATGCATGACAAGAATATCAGGTACATTATAAACAGAGGTGGTTCTTCATCGGGAAAATCTGTATCAACGACACAATCGGTGCTATTGTCTGTGTTTTCTTGCGAAGGTTCGGCTCTTGTTGTAAGAAAAGTGGGAGCTAGTCTGAGGAATACAGTGTATGAAGAGTTTAAGACCCAACTAAAGGCTCTTCAACTGAGTCAGTTCTTTGTGCCTAAGGAAAATAATATAACTTGTGTAAATGGTTGTAAAATTGACTTTACAGGGCTTGATGATCCTGAAAAAATAAAGTCTATCACTGGATATCGTTGGATAGTGATGGAAGAAGCAACCGAGTTCGAATATGAAGATTTTACTCAGATACGTTTCCGTCTTAGAGGTAAGGAAGGGTTGCAGATAATATGCAATTTTAATCCTGTATCTGAGGATTCATGGATTAAAACGAAAATTCTTGATACTTATGAATGGGACGATCTTCCAAATGAACTATATGGCGAAGTGAAAAATCCTCTTACTAAAAGTTCTTTGCCAAAGGCATACAGCACAATATTAGGGAAACGGGGTTGCAAACCTAGAATGATCGCCAATGAACGTACAGGAAAGCTGGAAAAGTACCCATCGGATACAATAGAACTGCATTCGTCTTATAAAAATAATTTTTGGGTGGTTGGTTCTCCGGACGGTAAATATGGATATTATGACAGGCAGACAATATCCAATTATCAATGGTACAAGGAACATGATTACAACTATTACCGGGTATATGCGCTGGGTGAATGGGGTAGTATTAAGACGGGGGGTGAGTTTCTATATGCTTTCGATTCTAATAGGCATATTAAAACAACACGATATATCAAGGGACTTCCTGTGCATATTTCTATTGATAACAATGTTCTTCCCTATATTTCGATTTGTTTTTATCAAGTGGACGGAAGTCATATAAGGCAGTTTAATGAGATATGTGCCGGTGATCCCTTTAACACAGTAACGCATGCATCTCGGATGGCTGTTGATTATCTGCGGTCAATCAGATACAATGATATGCTGTATTTATATGGTGACGCTTCAACAAGGAATGGGAATACTATAGATGATGAAAAGAGGTCATTCCTTGACAAGTTCGTAGAAGGGCTGGAAGGTACTTACCATGTCGAAGAAAGGATACCATATTCTAATCCGTCCGTGCCCATGTCTGGTGAGTTTGTCAATTACATGCTTGATGGTGGTTCCGGAATGTGTTTTTCAGTAGATGACGGATGTAAGAATTCAGTTGTTGATTATAATAATGCCAAGAAGGATGTTAACGGTGGAATGTTGAAGACGAGAGTTAAGGATAAGGTTACGGGGCAGTCTTATGAGAAGTACGGGCACATTTGCGACTGCTTACGTTATATTACCGTATGGGTGTTTAAGGATGAATATACTCGTTTCTCCTTAAAAAGAAAACGAAGTAAAATTAAGCAGGAAAATAAAGATATGAGATATTATGATATATCTAAAAATATTCAGGGGACAAGACTTGTATATGTTCTTCCCGAATATGCCGGAAAGTTTATTATGGTTTCATGTTATGTAAATGAGCGAATATATATCGATAATGTGACATATATAAGTTCATTTGATGAAAATGTTCTTCTGTCATTTTTAGAAGGGATATCTCCTGCGGAGATCTTGTTTGAAAGTGAAAAAAATTATTTTCCTATAGCACGGGGCTTAAGGGATAGATATGATGTCAGAATCATACATAAAAATATGGGAGCAGACGCTAGGATATCTGCTTTTTTGGATTTTATCAAAAATAATGTGATGTTCCGTTCAGACTATGACAAGATACCGCAATACAATGAGTTTATGGATGGAGTATTGGACTATAATGGTTCAGATGATTGCGCTGCAATTTATTCTGTAGCAGCACTGTCTTATTACGTATCGAAAAAATATAATATATAATTGGTATATTTTTAAGATATATCAAAACTTTGGCAAAAAAATATCGGATGTTGTACAAAAAATGTTGGTCTTTTTTTAATATGGGTATTTTTAGGGTATATAAATTGGAAGTTTATTATTTTAATTTATATTAAACGAAAATAATATTTGAATTACTTGTTAATTAATAAATTAATTTGTTCCTTTGTAACAGGCAATTGCCTTCATGGTGTGAAGTTGCACCATACCCACTTTTAGAACGTGATCACTGTGGAGGCAATTGCTGTATTATAACGGCGGTTGCCTTTATTGTTGTATATGAGACACTGGTTTAAGATACCTTCTTTAAAGAAGTCAAATAAGGATATGTATGATGAAGCCACCTATCATGGTAAGGATGATGGGGGTAATTTTATTTATGTACCTAAATGGGTAGAGAGCCTGTTTCCTGGCAATAAAGGAAATATAGATTACGATATGTCTACTGTTGAGGGGAAAGCAAGAGCCTTGCATGAATGTTGGCCGTTTGCAATGGTTCTAGATCATTGCGGAAGAATGATTCAGAACGGAAGATATTACGTGACAGATATGAACGGGAATGAAAAGAGGAGTTTTAAAGATATTGTGACTCTCTTAAATCGTCCAAATATAATACAGAGTGGGCGTTCCTTTATAAAACAGGTTGAGATATCCTTAAAATGTTTCGGATTTTGCCCTATTTATACATTGAGAGCTTTAAAATCCGACCTGCCTAAATCCATGATGGTAATACCTCCCGAATTATTTTATATGGAATCATTCGGTAAAGACCCATTTACTCAGACAGAACTTTCTTCAATTGCTAAAAGGGTATATATACGTTGGGGAGATGTAAATATAGAGCTTGGGGATGAGGAATATTTTGTCATATACGATTCAATAATGGATATTCCAAGCAATAATGGAGGGAAAATTGCCTTCCATTCCCCTGTAGACGCATTATCTTCGCATACGCGAAACTATATGGCTCAACTGATAGGGAGAGGAAATCTTATAGTTAATGGAGGTCCAAAAGGGATATTGTACGGGAATGATACGACTGATGTAGGGAATGCCGCCATTACTCCGTCTGAATCCCAAAAATTGCAGAATGATTTTAAAAGGAAATATGGCATAGTGCATAAGTTGTATGAAATCATGGTGACTCCTAAGAAACTGGGATGGATTACATTAGGATCAAATACGGAACAATTGAAGCTTCATGAGGAAGATAAGGCGTGTTTGGAGGCGATAGCTCAGACCATAGGTTTTGACGCCAATCTGATTATACAAGGAAGTACTTATGATAACTCTTCTCAGGCAAAGAAAGCGGCATATCAGGATCTTATTATTCCTGACAGTGAATGTATAACAGAGGCTTTGACTAATGCTATATGTAAGGACAGAGCAATAATCAAAATGGACTTTACTCATGTCGCTTGTCTTCAAAAGGACATGAAAGAGTTGGCGGATGCCTTGTCTACAGCCTCTAATGCTATAGCTTCATTGTATAACAACCGGCTGATTACTTTTGAGGAGGCAAGAACTGAGATGTCTAATTTTACAGATATTGATCCGGATAACCCAAAAGGGGAATTTAAAATAGAAATAAATAATGATGGAGACAAGCAAATACAAGGACAGGCTGGGGAAGCAGTATAAATCCTTATCTTTTTATGCAAAGGAGATACAATATGATTCTGGCAGCAGAACTATCAGTGGTTATGCCGCAATTTTCAATAACATTGATAAGTTCGGTGATATGCTCTTGAAAGGATGTTTCTCAAAAAGTATACAGGAGAGAGGTCCGGAAAGTTCTGCTAATGATAAGATTATCATGTTGTGGATGCATGACATGCATGAACCTATAGGACGCATTACGCTTCTGCAAGAAGATGAGAAAGGGCTTTACTTTGAAGCGTCTATTGATGATGTGGAAAGAGGGAATCAAGCGTTGAAACAGCTTGAAAGTGGAACTTTGAACCAGTTCTCTATAGGTTATAGTTATGTATGGGAAAAATGTGAATATGATAGGGAACGTGACTGTTTGGTTGTAAAGGAAGTCATTCTATATGAGATATCCGTAGTGTCCATAGGATGTAACGGGGAAACTGAATATCTTGGTCTGAAATCGGCAGAAGAATATGAAAGTGCGTTGGAATCACTTCCGGTTGAAATAAGTGATGTATGTAAAGGACTTCCAATAAGGAAGAGAGAGGAAGTTCAAACGTTAATAAGAAAAGCGATGTCACTCGCTCGATACAAGCCGGCAGACAAGCCACTTGATGAAGAGGGAGCCGATAAAAAAATAAAAATATTTACAAAACCTTTAAAACTTAAAGAAGTATGAAATTTGACTTTTTAAGCAAAATTGATTTGTCGGGAATGGATGAGGTTTCCGTGAAGTCATTACAGGCGTTGCAGGACGCAATAAACGCTACTGTAGGTGATTTCATGAACGATACTATCGACAAAAAAACTTTTGAGGATAAATTAAATGAGGTTACTCAAAAGATAGACTCCGAAAAGGAATTGGAAACAGTGCGTAAGGAACTTGGTGAGATGAAAGAGATAATTGTTCGCATGAAGGGTGCAATGCATAAGAATGAAGATGGGGAAACGGTTTTCAAATCTGTAGACCAGCAGATTGAAGAGCAATTGAAGGATTTCATTACTGTAGGCAAACATGGAGAGAAATCCGTGGACTTGAAAACAGCTTGTAAGCAGTCTCCTGGATTCAAGAAAAGCCTTACACTTGTTATGAGCAAAAAGGATGTTGATCCCTTGAAGAGTACAGGTGTGGCACCACATTATAACATGACAATTGATAGTCAGTTATCTGTTGATCCGCGTTCTCAGACTGTAATCCGTAAATTTGCCAATGTGGCAGCAATATCTACACGATCATTAACTTATGCGGAGTTCAATCCGGGTGAAGAAGAAGCCGAATGGGTTCCAGAAGGCGGTCTTAAGCCTATGATGAGCGGTACATTGTCAGAAGTTACTATCAATGCTGGCAAAGTGGCTCTTGGCACAAAAGTAACCGAAGAAACATTATCTGATTTGCCTCAGTTGGTTGCGGAGGTTAGGGCTGAGATTATCAATCGTATTGGTTTGAAAGAAGAAGAAGGTATTCTGTCTGGTACTGGTTCTGGTGGTCAGATTAAAGGGATTGGGAGTGATATACCTACATTCTCCTTGACAACTCTGAAAGTAGATAAGCCCAACACTTATGATGTTATTGTTGGTATGTATACACAGATTGTGTCAATGTCCAATATGGCTTATCGCCCAAACCTTGTGCTCATGCATCCTCTTGACTATGCACAAATGCAGTTGACTAAGGATGTTAATGGGCAATATCTTCGTCCTTTCCGTATTGGTGATGAACTGATTCAAGGTCTGAGAGTGGAAACCAGCACTGCGATCAAACAAGGTGATATTTGGGTTGGAGATTTTAACTATCTTAACATCCGTGATGTATGGGTCCTTACCATTACACTTGGGTGGGAAAATGATGATTTCACTAAAAATATGGTGACTATCCTTGGTGAGAAACGATTGATGGTTTATATCAAAAAACAATATAAAACAGCTTTTGTCAAGGATAAGATTTCAACCGTTATTGAAGCTATAACCCCCGTCGCTGTCGGCGGATAAATTTATATATGCTATGAAGGTAAATTTGACTAAAACTTATGAGGTTGAGTTCGCAAAGGACGGAGCTTCTTATAAAAAAGGTGATAAGGTAAGTGTTAATATGTTACTTGCAGCTAAGTTCTTCCAAGATGGGCGTGTTGCCACCGTTCCTACGGAATTGATAGAGGACGCTAAGAAAATCGGTGCTGAAGACTTGTTCAATAAAAAGAAGAACCTCAAAGATATTGTGTAATGTTAGTGGATTATACTTTTTTTCAAGGAGGTATTCTTGATATTGAGGGTGCTGTATTGAATATACATACTCCCTCTGAGACTAATAAGGCGATAGTTGACAGCCTTCAAGGCTTTGTAATGCAATATGAGTCGGAATATCTGGGAAAACTCCTTGGAGAGAAGTTGTATGAGGAATTCTCATCATATATTGCCAACGAAGGGAAAACGAAGGAAAAAAGATGGGATGATCTTATAGCGCGTCTTGTCGTGAGATATAGTGATGGTGATAGTGAGGTTTCCAAATCCCCTATTGCCAACTATATATATTTTCATTATTTGAGACATAATCATGCACAGGCAACTATTACAGGTGTGAAGGCTGACGAAGATGACGGCCGTCTTGTAAGTCCAGAAAGGAAAATGATATTCGCATGGAATGACATGGTAAGAATGAATATCAGACTTGTGAGGTGGCTTAAATCAAATAAAGCGGACTATCCGGATATCGCCACCGATTTCGAATTGTTGGAAACAATTAATTCTCTTGGAATATGATAATCGATATAATATCAGATGTATGTGCTTCCTTGTCAAAAAGAATGGATCAACAGATAAATTACATATATGGTGACAGTTCTTATATAAGGGAAACACTTCTTCTTCTTGGGAAAAGCAGGGTGACAGCATTGGGAAAATTCCCAATGATAGGGCTGTATGTTCCCTTAGACGAGGAAAGGGATAGTGAGGATTATTTTTGTAAGGCATCTGTAAACATAATAATCGCTACCAATACATTGGAAAAGTATACAAATGAACAACGTCGTGAGATTTCTTTTGAAGGTATTCTTCGACCTTTGTATTACGGATTCATAGAAGAGTTAAAAAAATGTGATAAATTTGATTTCGGTTACTCCGGTATTGTAAGCCATACATATTCAGAAAATTATAGTTTTGGAAGACGTGGTGCTGTTGATGTTGACGGTAAGGAAGTTGGCGAAAAGATAGATGCTATTGAAATAAAGAATTTGGATTTAACAGTTAAAAATCAGAATTGTTATGCGAACAGATATTAGAGAGTGCGGCAGCACGTCCGGATTTAATACTGGAATGAATTACTGCCCCCTGCAACCGGACAAGGTAGCAGGTGTTATATTGGTCATTCATGGCAAAAAACTGCCAAAGGAACTGACTGCTGATGCTTTGGAAGAGGCTTGCCATGCTGATTATCCGGACAGAATTTATCCTATTACAGGATTTTCGGAATATGCGGTAAGCGGTGGTGAACCCAATACATCGGAAAATGGTTATGCCGGTTCGGAAATAACGGGCTATTCGGCAAGGACGGATACATTCACGTTGCGTAAGTTTAATCTAGCTTTACAAGCTAATCTTGTAGCCAACAAGGATACATTGTTTGATATGTATGTTTTTGACAAGAATAATGTTATCTACGGAGAGGATGACGGAACAGACGAGCTTGCAGGATTCGATTTGTCAGGGGTTTACCCTACAGGGCAGACTTATGACTCAAGCGGACAAAAGGCTTATCTTGCGTTTAATGCAATGTATTCCGATACGGAGAAGATGATGAAAAACATGTCTGTAAAACAATCGGGTGTAAATTTGGAAAATGTTCTCAAGGGATTGAATTATGTTGAATTTGTGAAAATGACATCTCCTGAGAATACATATAAACTCGTGGATCACTATGACCGCACAGACCTTACTGCATATTATGGCGCTGTATTGTCTGAGAAGGCTTCAACAGTCGTTTCTGGTGCGTCAGCACTGGAATACAGTAACGGTGTGCTTACAGCGACAGGAGGTGTACCGGTGCTTAAATCTCCTTCTATTTTACAGGCTAATGGGGTCATTGGGATTGAACAATGGGTACAATGAGAATTAATGGAGTCACATTTATAGAGTCCGAGGTGGCCAAACTTTCATTGGATGAGTTTGTCGCTCAGAATATAGATGTATTCTGGAAGGACATTTCTAGAGAAAGGCGGAAATCAAGGCTGGTTTCCGTATATAATAGAATTATCAATAACAGTAATTTAGGAGGCGGGGGAGATTGATCCCCCGTTTTTGCTATGACATTGGAGGAATACGCGAGATGTTGGAAGAAATTGGCTGATGGCATTCAGCCAATGATAAGGGATAAGATGGAAAAGGATGCTCCTCAGTTTGAGGAATATGTACGAGAACAGCTATATAGTGGTGTTGATGGAGATGAAAATCCTTTGATCCCTGGATATACTGAGGACCCATACTTTAAAAAAACTTATGGAGAGCATTGGAAGAAAAACGCCGAACGCTATAAAAATTGGAAGACAAAGATACAGAAACCGAAACCTTCATATCTGGGTTTTTCTGCAAGAGGGAACAATACTCCAAACCTTATCATACGTGGAGATTTTTATAGTTCCATCACGGCAATACCAATATCAAATGGTATAAGGATTGCCAGCTATGGCGTTTCTTTTGGTTCTGATATTGAGAAGAAATATGGCTATAAAATTTTCAAGGTAAGCTCCAAAGCAAGGAGGCATTATGTTACGTACAGGCTTATGCCCTCTATTGAGAAATTTATAAGGAGGTGCGAACTATAAACTACCACCAAATCTTTAGTTTGGTGGTTTTAAACCTAAGCAGTGACATGCAGACAGCACGACCACATACCCGATTTTTCAGGCTTGTTTATGGCAGCCCCAAGCAGAGCGATATTCTTTGCGGCGTTGATGTCCGCATCCATATCGTTTCCGCAATATATACACTTGAAGTACTTGTTCTTTCTTGTGCCGATATGGTGGCACTTAGAACAAGTCTCGGAAGTATATGCCTTGTCCACGACAATCAAAGGTACACCTGCCCTCTTGGCCTTATATTCCAGACAAGAGCGGAGCTGCCGGAAGCACCAGGAATTGAGCTCCCTTCTGAAAGTCCTGTTCCTGTGTTCGGTGGTGGAGCGGATGTAGGACAGATCCTCAATGGCAATACCAAGCCCTTTGGTTTGGGCTTCCATTACTATTTGTTTGGAAATGGTGTGGTTGATTATTGTTGCAGTAGTCCTTTCTTTCCCTTTGAGCCGTTTCAGGAGTTTTGCACAGCCACGTTTGCATTCATGGGTGCGACCTTTCATGCCTTTGGATTGAATAGAACTACGGATTTTTCTTTGTCTGTCCCTGTACCGGTTCAGGGATTGGGAAGAATAGGATTTGCCTTCGGATGTACACACAATATCGGTAATTCCGAAGTCACAACCGATAAACTCCTCGACATCTTCCACATCCTCTTCGGGGACTTCCACCGTCTGGAAAAGATAGAACTTGCCTTTCTTGAACACAAGATCGGCTTCCCCTTTGATGTAAGGAATATAATCGGTGTTGTGGCAGACAAAAGGAATTTTCTGCCTTTTGCCTACGGTCCATATAGAAACGTATGTACCGGAATAGGAAAGCACCCTGCTGTCATAGTTGATGCTCCCGTATTCCTTGAATGTCCGTTGTGTTTTACGGTCAAGTTTGTAAGCGTCCGTCACCTTGCTTATGCAGTGTACAACTATTTGAGCGGAAAGGTTAAACCGCTCGCGTATGTCATTATAACAAAGGTGATGGAGCCTGAACTGGTTGAAAGTCTTATTCCGCCACGCTATATCAGAAATCTGATTGCACGCAGCGTTAGCCTCCTTGAGAGTTTCAAGAAGAAGACGATGTTGTTCATCGGTTGGGACAAGTTTGATTTTCAACGTCAGTTTCATAATGCAAATATGGGTAAAAAATATCAAATATTCAAATGTTTGAAAGAAATATTATTAACAAAAAATGGAATTGAACCGAACTATGAAAAACTGCTTGTGCCAAGGAAATAAGTCAATGAGGGAGATGGAACATATGCGTTCAATCGCAGAGAAGGCTGCTGTTATGGATGAATGTGTTTATATATTATACAAGGTTGGAGATGTGTATAAATTCTGTCGTGAAGGTGAAAACTGGTCAGGCGAGTTTATTGAATTCATATTTCCGTGAAATGATAGCGGACATCCGGAAGGATTACCGCTATCTATGTAAAGGACGGATCTACAAAAGATCGTTTTCTCCTTTTTCAATATTGGCTCTTATTTGCCTTAGAAGCAAGAATGATCCTTCCATCTTGTAATTTCCTAAATTTTGTTTCGCCTGCATGATGCAGCTTTCGATAGTGAGGACTAAATCTGGAGTGAACGCAGATTTGTTAATTTGCATTGTTTTGGGAAGTTGGTTAGCATGATCATTAAACCATGCAATCATTTCATTCAATTCTTCCTCTGTGTAACTTTGTTTTTTTTCAGCCATATTATATTCCCATGATTAATGATGCTTATATCTAAAAACAGTTCGTTTGTTACAAATGTTTTGTGCAAAAAAAGACATTTATTTTTTAATTGAAAAACAAAACTATCAATTATGTTATAATTTAGATTTTGTCTAAATTGTGAATGTGATATTTAATAATTGCGTTACTATATATTACTATGCGTTACTTAGTATTACTATTAATTGATATTGTCTTTTGTTTAATATTCATACCATTGTATAAGATAAAAACATCATTTACCTTTGTATCTGTAACAAGTGCAAAGCGTTACTTGATGTTGATTAAATATTCTCCTATTGGAGTTTATATATGACTGTTCCGTAGTAGCTTGCACCTATTACGGAACTTTCTTTTTATACGATTCCAAGCGTGGATAGTATAAGGGAGGAAAGCAGGAGTGAATAATGGCACAATGAGGTTCGATTCCCCACCTGCTACAATCAGTCAAAATAAATCCCCGAAGGCGGAAGTGACTGAGCCGCCAACGGGGAACAATATTAATCTTATATCGCAAAGATATGGAAAATTTTAATAAGTTAGTACCTATTGATGGGGAAAATGGCGAAAAAAGAACAATAAGTTCACTGCAAATTGCAGAAATTACAGGTAAGGCATATTGTGGCGTGTTGAAAGTCATTAGAAAGATGGATATTATGTGTGTGAAAATAACAATGAAAAATATATTTTCATTATTTGTTTGTTTGAAAAAATGTTGTAACTTTGCAGTGCGACAGTTTTATTATCATATTCGGATTGGGAATTTTTTATGCCCGATATTGAAGTATTGCTTAAAATATAAGCAGAGGTTTCTCCGTACATATTCGCCCCAAAGCCGATATGGAACTGTCGCAAGTTGGAGAAATTCTCTGCTTTCTTTATTTATTAACTTTTAATTTTCATTATTATGCGACAGTTGAATGAAAATCAAATCTTCCAATACAACGGAAGTCCTATTACCTTTCAGAAAGGCGATAGTGTTATGGTAAATGCCACAGAAATGGCAAAGCCGTTTGGTAAAGGCTTAGATTGAAAGCTACTACCGAGTTCACAGAAGCACTTTCAGCCGATATGCATATTCCCATATCGGCACTAATTCAAGTAGTTAAAGGTGGTAATAACGAACAAGGCACATGGCTTCACGAAGATGTTGCATTGGAATTTGCCCGTTGGTTATCTCCATCATTCGCTATATGGTGTAATAAGCGTATCAAAGAGTTGCTTCAATACGGCATGACCGCCACACAGCCAACACTTGAACAAATGATTAATAATCCAGACTTGGTTATCAGTCTGGCTACACAGTTAAAGAGCGAACGGGAGGAAAAACAGCGTCTTGAACACCAGAACGCATTACAAGAAGAACAGCTACGCCAAGCAGCCCCGAAAGTAGAATACTGCAACAAGGTCCTTTCCTCCAAAGGCTATCTTACCGTTAACATGATAGCTTCCTGCATCGGTATATCTGACATCAAGCTAAACAAACTCCTTTGCCAATGGGGAATACAATATAAGGAAAGCGGAGTGTACTATCTCTATTCCAAATACCGGGATAAAGGATATACTGTGCATCGGCCGCACGCATATACCGACAGCCTAGGTAATATCAAGACCAGACAACATATGTACTGGACGGAGGCAGGGAAAAGGTTCATACTTGAACTATACAATTCTAAGGTAGCAGCCTAAATATAACATTATCAGTAACTTGTTTATCCGGGTAACACTCGGATAGCCCAACTATACCCAAAATTATGATAGAGATAACAATAGTATTTGTTTGCCTGTACCTAAGCTACAGGCTTACGAGGAAGCCCGAAGATAGCTTCTTCTATAAGAACTAATATTATTTTGCCACATATATAAAGAAGCGTAAATGCTGTATGGAGGTTTACCAACGTTCACATTTATGATACCCTACCGTCAATCTGGGCGGTAGGGTGGAGTATTTACGCCCGTTAACGTTGTGATTCGCAACATAATTTAAAAGACTATGAAAACAATAGATAAACTTGAAATTATACTTCAAAAAATGGAAGAACAAAATAATAGACTTGAACGGATATACGGCAAACATCTCAAACTGATTGTATGCACTGGGAAAAGAAGTGAGAAGGTGAAATTTAAACATAAAGATTGAAACGCTATGTTTGTAATTTATTTAGACAATATTCTAAATTACAAATAAATATGTCGTAATATTTTGAATTGTGTTTTAGTTTATATTACTTTGCTGAAAATAACCAAATTATTATAACTATATGAAAAAAGTATTATTCTTAATGATTGTTTCATTATTCAGTCTGAATCTTAGTGCTCAAGTAATGAGAGCAGAAGAATTGGAAAAATATGCGAAGGAAAACTATGGTGATAAGTGGGTGGAAGCGGCCGAAAATTTAGGCTCTTCATTGGTATTAGATAAGAATCAGAGTTTGACCTATGAGCAAATAATTGATTGTGGGGAACAGACTAAAGAGCAGCTATATATTACTTTAAACCATTGGTTTGCGGAATCTTTTAACGATGCGAACTCAGTAATTAAATTGAATGATAAGGATGCGGGAGTAATTATTGCTAAAGGATTTGTGGGAGGAATCGCTCAACATATTGGAGGAATGACAGCTTATAATGTTAACATCCACCCTGTTATAAAAGTTGATATTAAAGATAAAAAAATTCGTGTTACATATACGCTTCAATATTATGAGGTTGAGCAGAACATCGGAGGTGGATGGATGGGAGCTTTTTCTGCTGGTACAACAGGACAGCCTGCGGACACGACAAAGAAAATAGAAAAATGGGGTATAGAAACATGTTATCCTTTCAGTCCCAAGGATCAGCATAAGGCAAAGAAAACATCATCTAAAGCATTGATTATGGCTCATGCATATTCCAATGTTATTATGGATAAAATAGAAGAAGCAGTGAAGAATGGTCTTGTAGGCAATGAAAATGATGATTGGTAATTTAAATAAATTATTTTTCACGGGGAGAAGTTTTTGCTTCTCCCTTTTTTATTCCCTTATCTTCATAATATCAATAAAATCACTATCTTTGCTCTTAGAAGGTGCATGAAGTCATGCATCACCCAAAACTTACGAAAAGACCATGGCAGGAGCAGAATTTAAAATTACTGATGCGATTGATCCTAACATCGTTAAGAAGTTAAATGAGATAAGGATTAATATTCAAACCACATCTTCCGAATATGCGAATTTCACAAAACAATTAAGTGAAGGCATAAATTTTAAGCCGGGTAATCTAAAAGAATACCAGTCTAAGGTTGACAGTTATAATGCTACAATAACCAAATTATATGCTTCTCAAAATAGATTGTCTGAATTACAGACTAGTCAATTAAAGTTATTGACTGATATTTCCCGTAAGATAGAGCTTCTTACCAAACCATTGAATACATTGGCAGATAAGATAACGGAAGTGAAAATAAATCTGAGAGGCGCTTCCGAAGACTTGAAAAACGTGTCACAGGATGCGGAAACTGCTTCTGTTTCATTCCAAGAGGCATCCAAGAAAATATCCATGACTGCTGCTGATTTTGATTCAATCCGTCAGACGGTAAAGGCTTTTGATGCACAAGCCGCCGAATTGAACAGTAGATTAAGTGATAACAAAGAAACAATTTCAGCCTTAAGAACATCTCTGAGGGAATTATCGAAGGAGTATAAGACAGGTTCTATCAGCGAAGAGGAGTACAAGTCCAAAAGAGATGCTACGGTGTCCCAGTTACGCACGCTGACAGAGCAGAATAAACAGTATTCGGCGATATTGAGAAATCATACACAGGTAGCGATTGCCACAACAGGAAGCTATAACGAGATGAAGGCTTCAATGCTTCAACTGGAAAAAGAATATTATAACCTTTCACAAGCTGCACGTGAGGGGGCAAAAGGTATGGATATCTTGAACAGTATCGGTAAGCTGAATCAGCAACTAAAGGATATAGATGCACAGATGGGCAATTACCAACGTAATGTGGGTAATTATGCTTCGGGTTGGAATGGGCTTAATGTTTCCATACAACAGATTGCAAGAGAACTTCCAGCTTTGTCTGTTAGTGCCAATACTTTCTTTCTTGCCATATCTAATAACCTTCCTATGTTTGTTGATGAGTTAAAGAAAGCGAGAATTGAATATGAGTTGGCTAAAAAATCAAATCAAACAGCTATACCCGTATTTAAGCAGGTATTGAGTTCCCTTCTTAGTTGGCAGACAGCTTTAGTTGTTGGGATAACTCTTTTATCGAGTTATGGAGGTGAGATAACCAAATGGGTAGGTAGCCTGTTTGATGCAAGAAAAGAAATTGATTATCTAAAACAGTTTCAGGAGGATTTGAATAAAGCTCAAAAAGAAGGTGTAAAAAATTCCCAAGATGAAGCTGTTAAATTGGATATATTATATAGGGCGGCTGTCAATTTGAATAAACCTATGGGAGAACGGAAAAAAGCCGTTGAGGAACTGAAAAAGCAATATCCTTCATATTTTAAAAACATAAGTGATGAAAATATTCTTGCAGGTAAAGCGGCTGATAGTTATCAAAGGTTATCTAATGCCATATTAGCTTCGGCTAAAGCTAGAGCTGTGCAAGATCGTCTTGTGGAACAGGCTAAGCAAAAATTAGAATTGGAAGATCAATTGGCAGAAAAAGAAGAAAAACGTACGAAACTTGAATCTGCTAGAGACCAGATGAAAGCACAATATGAATCCAGTCAAGGGGCAGCTATGGATACAGCTAGAGATATGTATGGGAAATTAAACGAGCAGGTTGAAGATTTGGATGAAGAAATAGGTTCTATATTAAATCAGATATATCGGATAGATAAAGCTAGTAAAGATATAGCAAATTCTATTGATATTGAAGATGTTACATTTGATCCTCATTCTGTTGATAAAGCCGCAAATGATCTAGCACAATATATAGAGAATCTTAGGAATAAAATGGCTGACTTGTCCGTTTCTCTTATAGAGGATGAGCACCAGCGTAATCTTGCTGCCATAGAGAAAGAATATAAAGACCAGATAGCAGTTATAAAGGGATATTCTGAGGAAGAGAACAAACTCCGGGAAATGTTGGTTCAAGAGAGAAAGCAGAAGGTAGCGAAAGAGAATGAGGAATATGCTAAGAAGTTGGCAGAGGCCGAAGAAAAAAGGATCGAGGAAAAGAAAAAGTATACCGATGAGATGCTAAGACTGGAAGAAGAACAATCATCTCTCCGTATAGCAGCTACAAGTACTGGATATAAGGAGCTTGAAAACATTATAACACAAAATTATTCAAAAGGGCTGATGTCGCGAAAAGAATATGATGAAGCCATGCGTGAATTGGAGAAGCAAGCCGCAAACGAGCAATTGCAGATACAGATAGATGCTACTGAAAAAATGATCGAGATAGCGGAAGCATCGGGCGTGGTAAGCAAGCAACAGATTGAAATGCTGAGAGAATCCATAAAGGCAATGGAAGCAGAGATAGGTTCCATAAATGCGGATGATCAGGTGAAAAAAGCGGAAGAGCAACAGGATATTACACGAAGGAATTTTGAAGCGTTGAAAGGTTATTCTTCTGCATTGAAAGATCTTGCATCGGATATCGATAGTCCGTTTGCCGGTATATTTGACGGGATGGATAAGGGATTCAGTATTATGTCTGATAAGATATCGGGTGTTTGGAAAGAACTTACAGACGGTGAGAAGATGGAAAGAACCACCGAGATGTGGGCTTCTATGGTTAGTGGAATTGGTGAAATGATATCATCCATTTATGATCGCCAGATTGAGGCTGTTGAGGCTGAACAGGAAGCGAATGAGAAAGCTGGTGAAGAGGAAATTTCCCGTATAGAGGCTTTAGAAGAAAAAGGGGCTATAACAACAGAAGAAGCCGAAGCGCGTAAACGTGCGGCGGAAGATAAAACGGCACAAAAGAATGCCGAATTGGAGAAGAAAAAAGCTGCATTAAGAACAAAACAAGCAAAGTTTGAGAAAGCTACCAGTATAGCTGAAGCGGCTATACAGATAGCAGGTGGTATTTTGCAGACGATAAAACAATTGGGTTTCCCTGCTGCAATACCTATGATAGCTGCTCTAGGTGCTATGGGGGCGATACAGCTTGCTACTATTATAGCGACTCCTATTCCAAAATACGCCAAGGGTACTGATTCGCATAAAGGCGGATTGGCTGTAGTGGGTGATGGTGGCGTTTCCGAAACGATCGTTACAGATAAAGGGGCGTATATTACTCCGTCTGTCCCTACTTTGGTTGACATCCCTAAAGGTGCGAAGGTTATACCTTATGCTGTGGATATGGACAGGATAAAGGCTCATGCAAATGATTTTGATGGTCTTATGGCATATAGAAGCGAAAACAATCTTCCTCCTGTATCAATAGTTAATGATTATAGCGAACTGGAGAAAAAGATAGGGCATCTGGAGAAATCACAGCAGATAGGATTTGCAAAATTAGCCAAGGCGATAAGAGAAAACAATTATCAGCAATTTTCAAAAAGTATATGATTATGAGGTATACAAGTGACATATATGAACTTCCCTTGTCCGTTTTTATAGAGATCTATACCAATGATAGCAATACTATCGAATTTGACAGTGAGGACAAAGGGGCCGCATCGGCAAAAATTATCAATGACTATATAGAAATTGTTGGGAGCAAACAGTTATCCTCTGAGATATTGAATTGTAATGAACGTATGAATCTCGCAATGACCGTGGAGTGCATGAAGGCATGTGAGAACATGATGAAGTTGAAAATGTATGATGAGGTGCGTGATATTCTGATGAAGATAGGTTATTCGTGCAAGAAAGGTGATGTAATGGTCATGAATGCTAGAATATCCGCGTTAAAATCCCGTGCACAATATGATTTGGACAAGATAAGTAAGGAAAAGAATGAGGAACCGAAGGAGAAGCCTACAAAACGAGGGTTTATAAATGAAGTTGTCGCTATTGGAAAATATAATAAGATGCATATCAATCTGAAAGAATGGACCGCCGGATCTTACGCCTGTCTTGTTAGGCAGACATGCGATGAAATCGATGAATTGAATCGTAAAAAGAAATAATTATGTATTATCGATGTGAGTTACTTATAAATGGTCTGAGGTACAGGGTTACTGATGATCTTGAGAATTGGGACGAGGTGAAGGCTAGTTTCAAGAGAAATGACTATGACGGTGTTATCCGTACTTTTTCTAACAAATTTTCTTTTGCTGGGGATGCTAGAATATTGCTGTTAAAACAATATGATGAAGATTATCTGAATGCTTCCGCTTCAATAATAATAAGTACAAGAAATAACAGTTGGTTGTATAATGAACGGTTTAGTTGCGCTCTCAATTTCTCTACATTGCAGGATAATGGTAGTATCTTACAGATAAATGCCGTGGATGATAGCGTGGCGTCCATGATAAAGGCTAAAAGGGGAACCCAATATGAATATCCTGTTGAAGAGGTGAAAAGTCCCATTCCTCTTGTTTATGACGGGCTTGAACTTTCAGAATCGGCAAAATGGATTCCTACAGGTGACATATACAATGGAGAAGTAGGGGAGATTCCGGATCAAGATAATTTTGTGTCAATGGATTTTGCTGAAAGGTGGCTTCCCATGTCATTATATACAGAGGCAACCGACATTAATATAGGCAATGCCACGGAGATATCGGATCAGTCATATATAAGTATTACGGAGTATTATCTAAATGATAATGGGACGGAGGTGTTGGATGAACGTAAAGATGATGGCACTCTGATATATGCCGTAAAAAGCATCAATTTGTCTGTTGATATTGATTTTAAATTTTGGATAAGCTATAATATCATATCGCCATGGGGCTGGACTAACGGGGTACGTTTCCGGCTAGCTAAAATTGGCACGGATAAAAAGACATTGGAAACAATCAGTGAGGTATTCTATGAAACGTATTCCACCGGTCTTATAGAAAAAGAATATTCAGCACATCATGATATATTCTTAGCTAAAGGAGAGAAGCTTGTGCTCCTTTGCAAAGTGCAGTCAGGGAGGGAACAGTCTGGTCCTAACCTTGCTGCCCTTTATCCCGTGGATTCAAAAAGTCGTGTTACGATATCATGGAAAAACAGAATAAATCCTGTTGAGATGGATGTTGTAAATCCCGGCACGTTGCTCAACAGACTACTCAAAAGCATTAACGGGGGAAAAGACGGATTGACGGGGGTAATAGAAAGCATGGGTGACGGAAGGCTTGATAATTGTATGCTCTTGGCGGCTGAATCAGCTCGTAAGATTCCGGGAGCCAAAATATATACATCCTTCACCAAATTTGCAAGTTGGATGAGTTATGTGTTCGGATACGCTTATGACATATCCGGCAATACGATAACTTTCCGGCACAGAGGCAAATACTTCTCGGATGATGTTGTCAAAAAAATAGATGATTTATCCGATTACGAGATGAAGGTTAATTCCGCATTGGTGTATTCGCGCATACGGATAGGCTTTGACAAACAGGATTACGACACGGCTAATGGTAAGGATGAGTTTCGTTTTACGAATGAATATACCACAGGCGTGACCATGACGGACAATAGCCTTGAAATGATATCTCCATACCGTGCGGACGCATACGGCATAGAGTTCCTTGCTGACAAGATAGGTGAAGATACTACAGACAACGAAAGTGACACTGATTTATTTATGGTAGGGGTGAAATCTGATTCGTCTGGACTTAAGTATATATTGAACAGGGATTATCTTATGGGTGGCGTTCTCAGCCCTGACACAATGTTCAATGCCATGTTTTCTCCTTCTTCTATGGTTTTGGCCAATGAAGCATATATCGGTTCATCTGTTGAGATGCTTACTTTTGCGTCTTCAGATGGTAATAGTGATGTGGGTATTGATGGAATGGGGGAAAGCAGGGATATAATTCTTTCAAAAAGGATGTTTACTGTGGCGGAAGTAGAATTTGAAACTTCGGATGTAGAGCTTCCGGAAGATCTTACAGGAATTGTTGAATTTGAACATCAAGGCAAGGTTATACAGGGATATTATCAGCAGGCTGATTACAATTTCACAAAATCACAAAGTTCAAAGGTAACTTTGATTGTGAAAAATTCTAATTCTTTATAAAGATTCAATTTTTAATTGTTATATTTGCAATGAAAGCTTGTGAAGTCGCAAGCTGCTAGAAACTAACGAAAAGACCATGATATCAATCGGAGATGTTTGCCCGTTATTCTTCAAACCGCTGAAATATAAATATTCAAATGCAGGATGTTTCAGACAAGTATTTTCCTTGTCAGACAACATTTTGCTGCAAATTTTCTGCGATAACGGTGAAATACCTTTGGCTTCTTTGAATGATAAGATTGGCAATATCTCCTCGTCAATAGCACTGCTCACTTATGATGTTAATGAAAGCGTTAAGATGTATTATGCCTCATTATCTCCTTCGGAGGGGATATATACAGTAACTATAGGCGATAAGGAATGTGAGGAATTCTGTGTGTGTGAGAATATAGGTGATTCTATATTGATTGAATATTCCCATAAGGATAATAATTCTGCATTTGATAATATATTCTGGATTGATGATGTTCAGCAGATGTTTCAGTTCAGAATAATAGGAGGATTCAAACCGGATGGGGTGGATTTAAAAGTTGAGAACGAACAGTTCGTGAACCAGAAGCAGGAGATAATAGAAATGTATTCTCTTCCTTATAAGACATTTGATTTTGTATTTGGGACAAGTCGTGGTGTTCCGTATTATATAGCGGAGTTCATAAATAAGTTACTTTGCCTTTCTCACGTCAACATAGACGGTAATTTGTATGTACGGGAAGGGGATTCTGTCCCGGAAAAGCTTGATACAATAGGTAAAAAACAGATGTTTATATATAAAGTGACTTTACGCCCTAGAGAAAACGATATTGCCGGGATCGGAGGCAAAACTGAGATCGCAACTTCTTCTTCAGGTATAGCATTTTTGCTAACTAATCCTGAAGAGGACGATGTGTTAAAATACAAGAAGGCGCAAGCTGCTTTTGTTAATGAAAATTATGTGTAATCATGGCTAGAAATCATCCTATAAAGATATTGTGGTACGGTTCGGAAACGGATGCAGAAGGAAATCCGATTATACCGGAAATATCCCCATCATTTGAAAAGCGATTGGAAGGGTTGAATGAGGGTGAGATATACATACATAATGATGATAAGAATCCTTCTATTTACATAAGGACCAATAAAGACCGGGTTGTTGCCATATCGGGAAGTGCAAATATAGAGGAACTTTCCAAATACTTCCTTCGTAAAGATAAAGAAGATATCGCCAATGAGCTGATCACTTTTTTAAAAGGTCTTTTGATTGGTAAGAACGGTAGTGGAATCACTGTACTTGAGAACGGTATGTCACAGGCTGTTGTTGATTATCTGTATGTCAAGGTCAAAGCCGTTTTTGACGAGCTTGAAGTAAAGAAGAAGACGTATGTAGGTGGCGAGCAGGTGATTTCCCATGCAGGCATGAAATGCAACCGTGTGGATGAGTTGGATGATGTCTACCGTTGTTATTTCAAGGAAGAGGAAGACGGAATTGAGATAGAGAACCAGTTTACTCCGGGATCTCTCGCCATCGCACAGGAGTGCAATATCAAGACAGGCATTTCGCATCATGTCGGCAACCGCTATTACTGGCGGTTGGTCACAGCAGTAGGTGAGAATTATATAGACCTGTCCAAGACCGTGTGTGATCCTAATGTCGAGAACGATGTTCCGGTGGCAGGTGATGATATCGTGGGATTAGGCCATAAGACCGATATCACCAGACAGGCGGCGATAATTCTCTCTTCGGTGAACGAAGTTTCTCCGTCCATCATCATGTATCAGGGTATTAATGATTTTACCTTGACCGGGAAAGACGTTATATCTTTTGATTTTGACAAATCTACCGGCAAGGCCCGGATGAAGGTGTACGGAGATACGTATATTGGCGACAAGGACCGGACTACTTACATGGAATACACTCAGGATAAAGGTGTTGATATCAAGGGTATGTTCCATATCGAGCAGGGTTCTACCGGATGGAAGAATATGGAAGGCTTGCCGGATGAGATACAGGCGGCGGCTGATCTGGCCCAAGAGGCTAAGGATGCGATAGACAATGCGGCTGTCGGAAGTGTTAATCTGTTGCGCAATTCCGGGTTTACGGGAGATTATGAGACAGAGGACCTGTCTGCCGCTACCGAGCTATCGGCGGATACCGAACTTTTTAGCAAGCAACTGGAATATTGGACGGGAGTGGCTACCGTATCTGCGGACAGTGATGCCGGCTCCGGGTACTCTGCCGCAATCGGTAGTTTGTCCCAGTCCGTATCATTGATTAAAGGAGAAAGTTATGTTATCAGTTATAAAGCAAAGGGTACGTCTGTGTCTGTTTCGTGCGGTTCTTTCAGTGTTTCTCAACCTCTCACATCCTCTTATCAGAGATATACCCATAAGATCACCTTCAATGGCAGTGGTATATTTCTTATCAGTGGTACCGCAACCGTTTGTGACCTTCAGTTAGAGCGTGGAACCATCGCTACTGACTGGAAGCCTTCAATTCTTGACAATGACAAGGCAACAGCCGGTTTCCAGTCAATCAATTATATCGCCAGCGCGATTAAGGATGGTTCTGTGGACATCCTTGGCGGTTTGATATTGGCCAATATGATCCAACTGGGTAATTACAAGAATGGCAAGTTACAGAAGGTCACAGCCGGAGTTAGCGGCATATACAATGACGATGATGATGTGGCGTTTTGGGCAGGAGGAAAACTTGAACAGGCGATTCTGACTGTAATGAGGTTCCGTAATGATCCTAATTACCAGCCCACCGATGAAGAATGGGCGAATATGGCGAACTTCGTTGCCACTCATGGTGGCGATACGTTCCTTCGTGGCTATATTTATGCCTTGGGCGGATTTTTCCGCGGAAAAGTAGAAACATCTGTTGACGGGAAACGCATTGTCATTGATCCGGATAAAAATACTCTTGAAATGTACACGACTGAAGGACATGCCACCTTGATATTAAGGTTCGACACATCATCGGACGGATGGGAATATGGTGATTTGATTTTGCGGAAATATGTAGGGGACCAATTGATACAAGAAACGACTGTATATCCGGAACGTATCAGAATACAGAATCATGTGGAAAATACGGATATCATTCTTAATCCCAATAACGTATCCTTCTATGGTTCTAAAGGCGAAACTCTGTTGGTTGGGATGAAACCGGTATATGACGGGGTGAGTGTGTCTAAGTATGTGGCCAATATTGAATGCAGTAATTGGCCGTCTAAAGATAACGTCAGTTCCGGGCAGGTATATGTGGAATATGAGACAGTAGAAGGAGTCGTGACAAACGGGACTTTAAAAGTAAAGAAGTGATATGGAACTGAATACTATTAACAAAACGGGAACTTGGAGTGAAGCGGCAGACCGTCTTAACAACAACTTTAGCAAGACTTCTACCGAAGTGGAAAAGGTCAAGCAGAACGCTATACGCAACAAGGGATTGTTTCCCACTCTTGATTCGCTTAAAGCGGCTGTCCCATCTCCTGTTGTGGGCGATTGGGCTGTCGTGGGAGATACCATACCGGGTCCTATATATCAATGTACGAAGAGAGGCGTATGGAGCGAAACAGGAACAACCGGAGGCGGCGGAAGTGTTGACCTTTCCGGCATCTTGACAGCCGAGGAGATAGATGATGTAACATCAATATTATAGTTATGAGAATCAATTATCAGTCCGATTTTAAAATCATAGAGAAGAACTTGAACGGGGATGTGAATACTCCTTTCCGGTTCACTTACTTCAATCCGTTCAAGGGAAAGTTCATAGCCTCCTTTGACGGGCATGAGTATGTGGGTTGCAGCCGCATGGAAGACGGCAACCTACTTGTCGCTTTCGACAACCCCTGTTTTTCTCCCGGTATGCTGAAGGTCAAACGTGAATACTTCATATCCGATTCCGACTTTCAGGATGGCATCTGCAACCTTGTTTCCGTTGAAGATACAGGAATCGTACTGACTACCGGGAAAACCGATGAAAGCACGGTGGAAATAACATCTTATCCCGATTATGCCGCATATAATTCGATTCAGGCGTTCCCATTGTCGGATAATGAATATGAAGATGTGCTGAGTGATTTTGTACCTCCTTTGCCACCGGAAGAGGAAGAAGAAACAGTTACTAATCTAGAAATATAGGAGATTTATTATGGCAAAAATATATAAGCTGACCAAGGGTGGCCAAACCATTTACCCGGCAACCACAACCGATGCGGTGGTTAACCCCAAGACACGCAAAGACCTGACTACGGAACTGTCGGGGTTAAATAAAGGAAGTGCCATTTCAACGCAATTTGATACAGACTTTTCAAAAACCAGACTTGGCATCCCAAAAGAAAATAGAAGTACAGGAAAGATTTTAAGTTATAGGAATGGAGCAACTGGGGAACTCACTGTTGAAATGTATATGGGAACATCTATGGATGATCAATATTGGAGCGATGATTTATTCTGGTGCCCATTGCTGCCATCGACCAAATTTCCCTTCATCAACATCACGGCAATAACCGGCAATAATTACAACACGCCTGATTCTGCAAGAAATGCTCTGCCGAATACTTACAATAAGAAAATCGGATTGGTTTTCACTTATAGAGATTCAGCAAACAGATATAGGGTATATCTGTACAATTCTGAAACGAGTAATTATATACCGCTTGATTCCTACATGTACGATTCTGTTGTGTATAATTCAAACAAGGCTAGTACGAGGTTGTCGATAGACAATATTAACCGGAAAAAAGGATTTATCTTGTCATATCAAAATAAAGACAGGTTCACAATTGAAATATACAATTCTGATAGTGTAGAGAATTCAAATTGGACAAACGACAAGAATTGGATTGAAGTATTAACCATTGACTCTCTTGAAGAAGTTCAAAACGACTTGATGAAAATACGACACATGTTGCAGGATGTGTCAATCAACAAGGTATATGATGAACTTTTGTTTATAAACAAAACAATAGACGGTTCTGGAAATATTGTAAATGGGAATGGAGTTGTCATAGAAAAAATTGATATACCGGTAGGGAAAGAATATGTCTATGCCAATGCATATTCAGTTTCTTTTTATCGAGATGATGACACGCTGCTTAGCACGATAAACATGGGTGCTCCAACAGGAAAGAATATATCAAAAAGAGAAATCCCCTCAGAAGCGTCATATTGTAGGGCGTGGAACAACAGCGCAAGAGATTTCTATTATCTATCATTTGATGAAAATTTTATTCCGCTTGAATTCGGTATAACACAGCTTCCTGAAACTTTTTTCGATAAAAACCTGATAACAAACAATAATCTTATTGATGGTTATAATAATGTAAATGGATCGTTACAGTCAAATGAAGCCTATAGTACTACACGATTGATTAGAATCGTTGACAATGTTACATCTGTATTTACCAATGCTTTTTCAATTGCTGTGTATACAGCAGATGGCATGTGGATTGGATATAGGGGTAGTCAAGGAAAAAGTTTCAGGGAGGTGATGACGGGTGAGAAAAATTGGGAATATATAATTTTTAATTTTGACAGTACGGACTTCCCGTTTGTTTCATTGAATTATTTTCCCTGCAACCCACAAAATGTAAGAAATGTAAGGTTAGATAGGGATGAAATAATCAATATGGCATATAGAGGGAAAAAATTCTGCTCGTTTGGAGATTCTATCGTTGAGCTGATCTCGTGGCAGAAGTATGTATGGAAATACTTTCAATTCTCAACGCATTACTGTCGAGGTATCGGAGGTTCCAAGGTTACATCCATTTCTCCACAAACCAAAAAGGTGGATGAAAATGGCTACTATAATGCCGCTCATCCTGAGGAAGGAACTATCACTATACAGGATAATATGTGTGGTGACGGACGAATAAATACTATTCCGACCGATACGGATGTATTAGTTATATATGCCTCTGCTAATGATATCACGGCAAATGCCCAAATCGGGGAACTTGACGATCAGGACGAAACTCATTTAAAATATGCCTATGGACTAATGTTGAGAAAGATTATCAAAAGATTGCCGGATGCCAAGATCTTCGCTTGCATTCCACATAATTTTTACAATTCTCATAATAATGCCGATTATCCTTATAAAAATAATATAGGATTGACGATACAAGATTACGGGAGTGTGATAAAAGAAGTATGTGCAATATATTCTGTTCCCGTTATTGATGTAAATGCATTAAGTGGAATATCGACACTTAATATCACAACGTATTTGCAGGATCAAGTTCATCCAAATTCCGCAGGAGGTATGAAGATAGCTAACGTTGTCATTGATGCTTTGATTCAATATGTTCTTATGGATCTGGCCAGTCCTTATATCGAAGATACAAAAATGTAAATTATGATGATTCGAAAGTTAATAACTAAAATAATGAACTATCTGTCCGTTGAAGTGCATCCGGATGCGGAATGGTAAAAGTGGAACAGGATATATGGAACTGAATTCGATCAATAAGACAGGTACTTGGAGTGAGGCGGCAGACCGTCTTAACAACAACTTTAGTAAGATCTCCATTGAGGTTGAAGAGATAAAGCAGAACGGCGGTGGCGGCAGTGGTGGCGGAGGGGGAGATGTCACTAACGCTGACCATGCCACATCTGCATACACGCTGGATAAGAATACGCCTGTGCTTGACTGGTTCTTATCCGCATTGAACGATGATGATGCGCAAGGGATCATTAATTACCTCAAAGGTCTTAAGATAGCCGGGAATCTGATAAACCGCATCGTAAAGCAGGGTGACAAGGATGTCACCTACACCGATGAGGATGTGATGAGCGCATTGCGTGTAATGACTGAGATAGAGAGCAGTGAGGAGAAGCTGAAAGAGATATTCTTGCGGAAGGACGTGGCGGATTCCACTAAATTTCTTCTCAGTATGTTTGCCGGTGCTGTTTTCGGAAAGAATGGTTTTGCAAGCGGCTTAACCGGATTCGGAGCCAAGATATTCGATACAGGACATGGGGAGTTTGAGAGCATGTTTATCCGCCGGTTTCTCGAAGTTCCCGAATTAAGATACAATCGTGTGATGGTCACGCTGGGCGACAAGTGGCGTGCGCCCGGAGCCGGCATTATAGAAACAGTAGATACAGGGACCAAGACATGTACACTTAAGCTGGAAGATGGTGAGATTGGTGCTGTCGCAGTAGGCGATATCTGTATGGGTATCTATCATAACATCACCGGGAACGCTACGGAGGATTACGACGATGGAAAGGGCAACAGACGTTTTGCCGGATTCTGTACAGTCTATTTCACGATTACGGAAGTTACAGGTGAAAGAAACGAAACATTCAAGTACCAGTTGCGCCCCACTTCTTCATCGTGGTCTTCCTCTTTCGATCCTTTTGAGATGATGACTTTCGTGGCATACGGCAGCTTTACTAATACGGAGCGCCAGACCTCAGTCTACGAAACAAGGACTTACACCCGTATGTTGTGGAAACAGAATACATGGGAGATCTCCGCCGCCAATGTTGCCCTACAATATGGCGACCTTTCCAATCTGAATATATTCGGACTGAACATGGACGGTTATTCCATGTATCTGAATAATATATATATGACAGGTATCATCAAGCAGATAAAGCCGGATGGAACACCTGTGCAGACTTTGAATTTCCGTGAGGAAGGCTATATACCTGGCGTACATTACGATTACTACGACAGTTTGTCTTATAACGGAAGCATGTGGGCGTGTATCAATGAGGATGGTTCGTCCTCTGTACCGGGATCTAATGGCGACTGGCTGGAAATTGCGTCTAAAGGTGATACGGGAACACCGGGAACACCGGGAAAGGACGGTGTGAGCGTGACCAATAGCGGTCCGTGGTATTCCGGCTTGGTTGTTCCCAAAATGAGTATCGTTACAATGGGAGGAAGTTCATTCCTTTCCAAGGTGGCTACTACGAATCCTCCCTTGTGGTGTTGGACGGACAATGCCGGCAACCGGTTTACTTTCAACGATGGCGGATATTGTCTTACAGGCGAGATAAATACCGACGAATATGAACTTCTTGTCCAAAGCGGAAAAGACGGAAGGGATGCGAAAGATCATGAGTTTATCTTCACGAACACCACGACGAATACAAGACCTTCCACTCCGGAAACATCACAGACTGACGATTATGTGCCTTCCGGCTGGAATGATGATCCTGTAGGCGTGTCGGCAAGCATACCCTATGAATGGGTAAGCAAAAGAACGAAGAAGGACGGTATATGGGGTGCTTTCTCTACTCCCGAACCGTGGGCTAACCATTCGTTCAATGCGATCAGTGCCGACTTGGATAACCAGATGGATAATGCTGCATTGGACGAAAATGGGAAAACTGTGGATGAGGTGTCAATTACGACAACAGCATCCATGTGGAACGGAGCAACAAAGCTTTCCCTTTCCTCCATATCCGTGCAGAGCGTGACAGGTGTAACATCCTCTTATGACTTGTCTACGGGTGATATTACATTATCTGTAGCGAAAGGAACGGCTCTTGCTGACCGTACTGAGATATCAATTACCGTGAAGGCTATGGCTGACGGTGTGGAACAGTCACGTGTACTCAAGTTCACGCTTGCCGGTGTACGTGGCGGTAAGAATGCGGTATTGTATAGTCTGGTCACTTCGGCGAGCAATATTGTGAAGAAGAAAGACGGTACGTATTCCGTTTCCGGGATTTCTGCAACGAGGATGAAAACAGTTGGCGGTGTTTCGGAAGTCACTACGGATGGAACCTTGAAATATGCCATAGATAACGGTTCTGAAATCAGTACCAGTAATGGTGCCTCTATTCCTTCTTCATCCATTTCTTCCAAAATCATATTTTCATTCTATGATGCGAAAGGTGTATTGGTTGATATAGAGAGCGTGCCGATGATTCAGGATGGCGTGGATGGACAGGGTTACACCCAGATGGGGCAGTTCAAGACCGGAATGGTCGTTCCCAAGATGGGTGTTGTTTCGATGGGTGGTGGCTCTTATGTAGCCAAGGCATCCACTACGAATCCTCCCTTGTGGTGTTGGACGGATAATGCCGGCAACCGGTTCACGTTCAGCGATGGCGGATACTGCTTGACGGGTGAAGTGAATACAGCCGAATATGACGTATGGGCTGAGAAGGGCGATACCGGAGAAAAAGGCGACAAGGGTGATGATGGTGAAAAGGGGGACAAAGGAGATAAGGGAGATCAGGGCGTACAAGGAATACAGGGCTGTATCATACGGGATTCCGAATGGACAACCGGGGTAACGTACAGAAATGACGAAGCCCTTACAAGCGGCACGCGGTATATTGATATCGTAATGGTGAGAAACAATAGTGCGGTGGACGGATGGGATGTTTATAAGTGTATTAAAACACATACATCTTCGTCTTCTATAACCTATACTAACACTACCTACTGGACGGAATTAAGTAATGTTGGTCCCATCTATACCAGTCTTATTATTGCCAAGAACGCCAGTCTTGATTTCGTCCAAGGGAATGAACTGATAATAAAGGATTCGAATAATAATGTCGTAGCCGGTCTTACAGGAGGAAGCAGCAAGGAAGCCGGTACGACACCTGTAAGGATATGGGCTGGCGGTGGTGTTCCGGGCAGTGCTCCGTTCCGGGTGGATCAGGAAGGGAATCTTGTTGCAACGAAGGCAAATATCACGGGGACAATAACTGCCACAGGTGGAAATATTGGCGGTTTCAATATTTCCACCTCAAGTATGGAATCGGTTTCCGGGAATAATGCCATGCTCCTTTCCGCCAACTTGGTAAGATTTACCGGAAGTTATTCAAGCGTGTTTATTGGAGCGGATACTTTTCCTTCATCTAGTGGGGGGGCAATATTATGCCCATCCCGTATTTCGGTTAATAGGAATATAACGAATACGGCGTATGGCAATGTGGGCATGTATTTTGACATACAAGGTTCCCATGCTTATGATGATAATGATTTTCAGTATACCGGGAATCATGCGTTGTATATCGTCAAGGGGGACATCTGTGGGTTTAGGCTCAGATTGCGCAGAATAAGCAAGAGCACAACTTTGTCAGTGATGGATAGTGTTATCATGGCTGTAACGTCCGATATTACGCTGACTGTTCCGTCCACTGCGGAAGACGGGCAGTTCTACTGGATAAGAAACGTTTCTGGTGGTGATGTGACCATAGCCGGAACAAATCTTGTCGGCTGGAATTCCGGGGAGGTCAGCACTTCGATAGGTTTGGCCAAGTCAAAGGCGGCAGCAATGTATTATGACAAGCATAATAACAAGTGGTTTATGAACTGGATTGATTGTTGGAATTAAAAATATAAATTATGAAAATAGATTTTACAAAATTTCCTTGTTACACAGGGATAAAGAAGGATATCAGGATTGAGATGGATATCGCGGAGTCATTGGGTAATGCTATATACACAAATGTTCCGGGCATAGCCGCCAGTTCTCTGGCTCATAAGATTTACTCTGGCAAAGGAGAAGTAGATTACGATGAACGGGAAATACGAATTATACGTGATTGTACACCGTTGTTTTCGGGAGTTTATGCGGATTCCATAAACGATTATTTGGACACAAAAGAAAAGGAGGAACAAGGATGATATTACAAGCAGGTTATGATTGTTATCTGACACAGGCCGAGGATATGCCTCTGTCGGAACGAAGATTTGAAAATCAGGTGTTGATAAACAGCCCTGAGGATGTGGCTGTGTGGAAAGAGATCACATCGAAACAGAAGGAACAGATGATTACCGAAGCATCATTTATTGATGTGGCGGCTATAGACGTTGAAGCACTTGACCGTGTGAATACGTTGCTCAATGATATCTCAGCGAATATCAACAATGCCGGGCTTACTACAGAAGAAGCATTGTTAAAGAAAGACTATTTTCCGGCATGGGAAGATCTGATAGGTACGGAAGTTGATGTGTCGTTCCGGTTCCGCTATGATGGTACACTCTACGAGGTTGTACAGAAACATACACCGCAGGAGGACTGGAAGCCGGGAACGGGTACGGAATCCTTGTACAAGGTTGTGCAGATAGAACACTCCGGTACATTGGATGATCCTATACCTTGGGTACATAATATGGTACTGGAAGAAGGCAAGTATTACACCGATAAGGAAGTTCTTTATCTCTGTATCCGTGACAGCGGAATAGGTATGGCATTCGACTTGGAAAATCTTGTTTCGGGCGGATATGTTCAAGTGGTAGAAAATCAAGTAGTAATAAATAATTAAAAAAATACGATTATGGCAGACAAAAAATTAAATGAAGTATCGCAGTTGACGGACTTTGATTATGCATTGGTTGTAAAAGGGAATGACGTGGCAAAAGTTACAAAACAGCAATTAGCTACAATCCTGGGGGGACTGATAGGGGTTAATGAATCATGGTTTAGGAGTAGAATTCCTATATTTAGAGGGGATGTTGAAACGTTAGTCGTCTCAGGGATATATGGAGTAACACCTGAGTCTACTAACAATCCTATCAATGGCTATGGAATTTTATCTGTATTTTCGGTTGGAAACGAATCACGGGTCATGTACTTACTAATATCAGTTAATGGGGCTACATTCATTAGGGTGAAGTATGATAAGAGTGATAGTGGATGGAAAAAATTAAGTTTAGCTACCTAGACTAAATTTGCTCTAGAAGTAATTGGCAAACCGTATCTTTGACATGATTTTCTTAAAAATCGAGAGCTGGGGGGACTGTTGGGAATAAATGATACGTGGTTTAGAACACGAAGTACATATAAAGGAAGCATACTACAAGCCCCAACCGGTATATACCGACCTAGTGGCGCTATTACTGACACCCTTTCAGGAGGTGGTCTTATTCTAGTATTTAGGATGGATGATAATAATGCTTGTGTTTTTCAAGTGACCGGGAATGGCGTCTTAGCTGTTCGTACAATGAATGTAAACAATGGTAAATGGAGCGAATGGAATATAATAGCTAATCCAAGTTTCCCAACATGATATCGTGCTACAAACCCGATCTGGGGGGATTCTTGGGTATAAAAAACGGGTGGTCCGGTACAAGCCGGTTCCACCCGATCCTGATATGCACAACGCCATGTGCGGTGCAAAGGTAATCCATGTTTCTAAGAAGCCAATACAAAAGTTCTAAAATCTCCCCACTCTCCGTTCAAACAACGTCTGAAACCAGCAACATCAGCTCCCAAGCGGAATGCCATTTGAATTACATATCCTTGTCCATCGTTAAAAACTATCATTATGGAATAATTGAGAACAACACTAATTCCATTATCTCCGGTCACATGATACATTCCGCTTGCAGTTGCACTATTTACCTCTTCGTCTGTGGTCAATTTACGTTGTGGCATGAAAGGGTACAGATTCAAACTAGTGAAAAGTCCCCCCAGATCGCCAACAGGCAGAAATTCTTGTTTAAATTCCTACCTGTGTGAGCGTACTAATATCTATATCTACTTCTGTTGCTGAGAGAGCATTATTTTGTGGCTCTTTATTTTGAAAATAGACAATAACACGTGAATAGTACGTGAGTTTAATATATAATTCATTGTTATTGTCTATATATAGTAATATATTTTTAGGACCATTATTTTTTAAGAAAGACAATTGGCTATCATTATGGTTTTTCATTATGATATAATTATCTGCTAAATTTGAATTACCTTCTCCTATAATGGATATTACCATGTTTTCATTTCTGACAAAAGATAGCTTATAGATAGGAAAATTCATTGTCATGTTTTCAATTCTTATATAGTTACTTTTTGTCATCAGTCCCCCCAGAACAATTTTTGTGGTTTATTTTGTAAATGCAGAAGAATTTTTTTAACTTTAAAAACAAAAAGTTGAGTATGTTAGAGAAGATCAGATATCGTTTAGTTTATAACCGGCAAAACAAGTTAAACCGACAGGGGACAGCCCTTGTACAAATAGAAGCCTATCTGAATCAGAGGAAGGTATACTTTAAAACCAATGTCTATCTAAAGCCGGAATGTTGGAGTAAGGATGGTGCCCAAGTAATCAACCATCCGCAGTCGCAAGAACTTAATGCAATGCTATATGAGCATATATTGGAATTACAGGCTATAGAGTTAAGCTATTGGAAGAGAGGTCTTGAATCTAACTTATCCACATTGAAGGAAGCTGTAAGGAAGGGGGTAAAACCCGTGGTTTCGTTTCTTAAGTTCGCCCAACAGGTTATAGTGAATTCCGATAGGAAACCGGGAACCAAGGATAACATGCTGGGCACAGTAGCCACATTGAAGGAATTTCGGAACGTGATAGAGTTCACGGACATCAATTATACGTTTCTAAAGGAATTTGACGTATTCTTGCGTAACAAGGGATTGAAAGTAAACACGGTAGGGAAACACATGAGAATACTTCGTACCTTGGTGAATGAGGCGATTAACGAAGGCTATATATTACAGGAGGCATATCCTTTCCGTAAGTTCAAGATCAAGAGGGAGAAGAAGGAACATAACTTCCTGATGCCTGCCGACTTGGAAAAATTGGAAAATCTTAAACTGCCGGACAGGAAGAACAACAGCCGGCACATACTGGACGCATTTCTCTTCTGCTGCTATTGCGGATTGAGATTATCTGATTTTAAACAACTTACCTGTAAGAATCTCGTAACAGTTGACGGAAAGGAATGGTTGGTCCTAAACAGCGTCAAAACAGGCGTAAAACTCAATATTCCGCTATATCTGCTGTTTAACGGAAAGGCACTGGGCATAATGCGGAAGTACGACAGCATCGAACAACTGGCTGCATTAGGTTGCAATTCCGACACCAACCGAACATTGCAGAAACTGGGAAGAATGGCGCATATTGGCAAGAAGTTCACCTACCATACCAGCAGACACACTTGTGCTACTCTGTTGGTACATCAAGGCGTTCCGATAACCACCGTCCAAAAACTCTTGGGCCATACATCGGTCAAGACAACAGAGATATATTCCGAGGTGTTTGATGAAACAATCATCAAGGATCTGACAAGGGCTAACCAGAAGTATTCTAAGCGCAGGAATGTAAAACAAAATCAAATAAAATCTCAAAAATACCCGGAAAAATACCTCAGACAGTAGAAATCTATAGGAGCTATCTGTTTTATACTTGTTTTTCAGACTTCGGTCCATCTCTATTTTCATTTGTCAATAAAAATACAAAACCGTTTGATTTGCCATATTATTAATTCTCTTCATTTGTCCTGCAAGTAAAAAATATTGCATTAATGGCAATTTTTTAAGAAGATTGGTTTTTGTTTCAAAATTGGCTCTCCATAACTAATTAATATAGTTTTCTTTTTGTATTTCGTTTTAGAATTGATATCTTTGCTATTGTCTTCTCGTGAGAATGGGATAGAGAGTAGGACGTGGATTGAACGGCTGCTGTGCTTTTTGCTGGCGGCTGTTCTTTTTTTTATCTAAATGTTAAATATTACACAATGCAAGAAAATATATTGTGATTTGTTTTGCTATTACATCACAATATAGTATATTTGCATTGTGATAATAAAACAATGAATAATTAAAAGACAATAGAAGATTATGAAAGCGATAGTAGAAAATCCACTGATAAATTGTGAACCAGAAGTTTTACACCTTTTCGTTCAAATAATCAATGAGATAGCTTCTTGTATGTCAGAAGACGAGTTAAAGGGCTGTATGAACTCTTTAACAGTACAATACCCTTACTTTAAGCTGTTCTTTGACTATGGTTTTGAAAACAATCGCATGTGGGTAAAAGAATCAGATTCCATGGAAACATTGATATTTGTTGAGTTCTAATCCGATATCCTTAAAAACAACAGGTAATAATAGAACCGGCGGCAACGGATAAGCGGCGTAAGACTATGAAGACAAAAATTCAATTTACAGATTCATACAGTGGTAGAGCAATTAATATAGTTATCAATCTTACTGACGGTGAAAAGGAATACTACTTAAGAGAAGATGACAAAAATGTCATTTATAACAAAATGTCTTCTTATCAGAGAGCAAAAATAGAATCATTCTTTGGGAAGATGAATGCATACTATACCCAAATAGAGATTTTATAAATAAAAAGTTAGGGCGACGAATTTCTTCGCTGCCCTAAATATTAAAATGTGGTTTAAACCACAATGACATTTTTAATGTCGTTTCAATCCACGCACCGAAGTGCGACTAACATCGTTGATGTTCAATGCAAAGGTGCAATTTTTTGAATTAACGAGCAATAAATTATAAATGTTATAAAACATATTAATTATGGGAAGAGGACGATCTATTACCCTAGATCAAGAGTCTAGGGTATTGTCCCTATATAAGGACGGGATAGCGATCAAGGAGATAATGAAAGAAACAGATATAAAATCTGAGCAAACGATATATAGGATATTGGACAGCAATGGTGTGCCGCGAAGACCGAAGGTTAATGGCGTGAAAAGAATACTTGTTATGATAGAAGAGGACGTAGCTGCTATCTTGGATAAGGAGCAATCAGTATCATTATATGTCAATGAGGCTATAAGATTCTATCACAGTAACCGGCATTAATTGCCGGTTATTTTTTGTAATAAAGGAAACAATATTTATCTTTGTGGGGAGCGTGTGAAGATGCACGCCACTTATATTATGACGAAAGGACATTATACAATTTCATAAGACCAAGAGCTTGTTGCGGATTAGTTTCCGTGGCTGGCTCTTTTTTTTGTCATACAAAACAAAGGTTAGTTGAAAATCGGGTAATCCAAAACGTGTAATTGATGGTATTAAAAAAAAGGATAGTAAAAGTCATATAAATTATTGCACAATGAGAAAGGAGACAAAAGAAAACATCCAGTATTCAACTGCTGTGGGAATGCTTGTTTTGGGAGCGTCCTTGGCTGTGGCTGGTTTTGTGTGCTCGGAACCTATGGGGCAGATACATGATAGTGTATTGTGGTTGTTTGCCCAGTGTCTGTTGTATGCCGGTAGCGTATTTGGCATAAGCATCTATATTAATAGCCGGTTTAATAACTTGATAGAGCAATTAAAAGAAAAGGAGGGAAAGAAAAATGGCTGACGTAAGAAAACTTGCACCGTTTATCCTGAAATGTTTTGTAAATAGTACAATTGCTTATGAAAGAAGTTTGGAAACATATTGAAGGAACTCTTGGATGTTATTCCGTTTCAACTTTTGGAAGAATAAAAAGGAATGACAAAGGTAATATTCTTAAAATGAGAAAGAATAAAGACGGATATTTTATAGTCAATCTGTCATGTAATGGTACTCGTGTAACCAAACAAGTTCATAGGATCGTAGCTAAAACATTTCTTGGAGCACCTCCAATGGGATGCGATGTTGTTAATCATAAAGATGAAAATAAGACAAATAATCATATAGATAATTTAGAATGGTGTTCTGTAGAATATAACAATAACTATGGTTCGAGAAACGGCAATTTTAAAATTAAGGTTGCTATGTGTAATCCTATAACAGATGATACTATCTATGTCTTTAACTCAATGTATGAAGCGTTTAAAAAGACAGGGGTAAATTTTGGCGCAATATCAAATGTTATAAAAGGGAAAGGGAGAATAGCTGGTGGATATAAATGGATAAAAATATAAATTATGGCAAAAGTAGAATTATTAGTGCCATTCATCTTAAAATGGGAAGGTGGATGGGTAAATGACCCGGACGATTTAGGAGGGGCTACCAATATGGGTGTGACCATTGGAACTTATGAAGCGTATTGCCGGAAGAAAGGCTACCCCAAGCCTACGGTTGAAAGATTGAAAAACATCACGAAAGAGGAATGGACCGAGATCTTAAAAACCATGTATTGGGACAGGTGGAGAGCTGACGAAATTAAATCCCAATCCATAGCTGATATCCTTGTCGATTGGGTCTGGGCAAGCGGAGTGCACGGTATCAAAATACCGCAGGATTTGGTTGGTGTGATTCCTGATGGCATTGTCGGACCTAAGACACTCGCCGCAGTAAATTCCCGTAATCCACGTGAATTGTTTGATCAGATCAAGATTGCACGGTTTGATTTCATTGAGGATATATGCCGGAAACGCCCAGTAAACAACAAGTTCAAACGTGGTTGGATGAACCGTATCAACGATATAAAATTTGAGGGATGAAACAGAGAGTCTATATATGGATTGCGGTAGCGATAGCATTGCTATTGGTACTTATTTAAATACAATAATATGAAATGGCTTCCTTATATATTAATAATTGTACTCGCTTTCGGTTTAGGATGGTTTGTAAAGCCATCCCCCGAAGCAGTTATAGAGGCAAGAACGGATACGGTGTTCAGTACAAGTATCATTGTAAAGAGAGATACTGTAAAATATTATCTTCCTTCCCCAATACTATGTTGGCATGATGGTGATACAATCCATGTAGGAGACACAATTCTTCCTGTTGAGCAGAAGATATACAGAGATAGTGATTACATCGCTTATGTGAGTGGTTACAGATCTAACCTAGATAGTATCTATGTTTGTTCCAAAACACTGACAGTAACGAATGACATCTATCACACGGTTAAGATAAAACCTAAAAGATGGGGACTGGGGATAACTGCCGGTTATGGATTTGGTAAGGATGGTTTTTCTCCTGCGGTTGTCGCAGGAATAAGTTATAGAATATGGTAATCAACAGAAAGGAGGTGCAAGATGAAATAGTAACCAGAATGCCACAGGTAGAAGCGTGGCACATAATAGAAAAACTCATTTAACAAAAGTAATTCTTTCAGGGGCTTAGAATCAAAAAAAAGCCCCCAACGCTCATATTAATATTGCCACATAAAAACATGATAAAAGCATAAGACACTGCACGTTGGAGGCTAAATATCTTCAACAAAATGTCTTATGCTTTGTTCATCGATATATCTTGTTATATATACTTCATAAGGATGCTAACCCGTTTATCGAATACGGCCCGGTAGTCAGCGTTTCCGCTCCCAAGCCGAAATATCCTATGGCATCCCCTATGGGACAGTTGCCCCAAATGGAAATGGTTGTGGATGTTGTTGTCTGTATCAACGGGCAGAACACGACTTTCCAAAATCTTCCTGCCGGCATGGATATAGCCGACTTCGGACAGAACGGCAATATCGTAGTGTCATGCTCACGTGATGCGATGAATAACGAGGTCGCTTCTATGAAACAGAAAAGCATAGACATCATCAACAGCATGGATTTTCACAATTCCGTCATTGCAGGGTGTGACAAGATGCTTACGCTCTTGAACCCTGAATTTGCCGAGAAACAACGTCAGGAGCAGGAAATATCCTCTCTGAAAGGGCAAATGGCGGAAATGAGCAAGAACATGTCTGACCTTATGGAATTGAACAAACGGCTTATGGAACAGCTCGGAGTAGTTGAAACATCCAAAACAAAGAAATGATTATGGGAATGTGGGAAATATTAGAAGAAGGGCGTGACGATTACGGACGCGGCTTCGGAATGAGAGGTGACGAGGTGAAAGAAGCCTACAAGGAAGGCTGCCGCCACGGTTACGAAAAGGCCATGAGAGAGATTCATGGAGACATGGGCTTCCGTGATGGCGGAAGAAATTATTCAGGATCAGGTATGGGAGAACGCAGGTATCCCGGCTATTTCCCTGAATATCCCCGCATGGATGACATGGGAGAACGCAGACGCAGACGCGCCAACGGTGAGTTTTATTAATGGTGGAGGGGTGGAATGCCCCTCTTTTTAAACAAAGGTTATGGAACAGAGATTGGATACATACAGCAGATTCCCATCTGGCATGAGGGAATATCTGGAAGCATACGGCTTTCATTTCAGCAAGAAACTTTATGAATGGGCCGTCTCAAAAATGAAAGTGAAAGACGAAACCACGGGTAAAGAAAAAAAGTTGGAGCCGTGGAGCAAAGACGAAGTGGACGATATGCTGAAAGCGAACGGAATTACCATCGAGCACGACAAGGGTTATGACGTTGCTTATGTCGCAAACATGCTGAAAGCGGATTTCTATAAAAAATCATTGGTTGACGAGGCACATTTGTGCAAGCATATAAAGTGCTACCTTGATGATATTGATGGCGATCCTTGCAGGGCGTTTGACGAGTTCTTTGCCACCTGTATAGGTAAAGGGATTCCTGTAATTTGGTCGGATGTGATATGATTGTTCAGGAGTTCTACATACCAAAATATGGGGACTGGCACGTCAAAGTGTATTATGCGGTACACACCTATTGGGCGGATCGGATCATTATGGACCTGTACCGTATAGGATGCAGGGGGGATTCCCTCAAGCGTGCGTATCGCAATCTGACTGAAGGCAGAATGAATACCGGTCTAACCTATTCGGACTACAGGAGAAGAGAAACAGTAATGGTTATCTCACTAACCTCCACTCCCGAAGAGTTTCAAAATTCGTGGGATCACGAAAAAGGTCATTTGTGCCGGCATATCTCCAAGGCTTTCGGGATTGATCCCTATGGTGAGGAAGCGCAGTATCTTAGCGGATATGTGGGGCAGAAGATGTTTCCGGTAGCGAAGAAATTTTTATGTGAACATTGTAGAAAGGGACTGGAAAAATAATAATCGAACAGAAGCGTTCTTTGACTTGTTGGAATTACCGTTTTTACAAGTTTTTATCTATACAATTCTCTCTAATATTGCAAGAATTGGAAAGAATTATATATTCACAATGCCTTTAAACATGTGCTATTATTTTTATACTTACTAACTAATTCTTATTTTTGTAGCATGAAAGAAGATGTAATATTGACACAAGAAGAAGCAGATAGACTTATATCTGTTCCTAAATCTATAATTGACAATAGAGAACGTATAAGTGTATTTGAGCTTGACTTGTCCAAGTCCAACGATTTTAGATTAACTCTTTGTTCATCTGACTCAATAGATCGGAATCCTGATTTTTTGCTAAGAATCTGCGTAAGTGAAAAGATGAGAACAAAAATTTCGTTGCATACACAGGAGAGGAAATTTCAATATTGTCTGTTTAGGATAGACTTTAACGGTCCAAACCATACGAACCCTTCGACTGTAAACGAATACGTACCAAGTATGTTTAAGCCATTTACAGGAAAGGTTATAGGAAGAAACCACGTTCATTATCATGTTCAAGGCTACACTTCTGCGGCATGGGCTATTCCGGTAGATGATGATTTTTTCCCAGTCAAGAGATTTGATTTTAATGAATATCACAACGAATTAAAAAATATTATATCTGCCGTTTCTGACTTTATACATCTCGAAACAAAGATAATAATAACAGGTAATCTTATATATGATGGAATGGATTGA